GCCGTTGCACTGCCAGTGAACGGTAAATACAACATCTGTCTCCCCCTCGGCTTGCGGGAAACAGTTCATTGCGCTGATGTTCCAAACAAATGTTGTCATGATTTTTCCTTTAAAAAATTAAAAGCCCCAAGTTAGAGCGCCATATCCGTACAGCACATTTGCGGACATATTGATGGAGGTGCTTGCAGACCCCGAAAGGTTGGTCATTGTGACTACGATTCCGCCACTGGTAGAAGTGCCAGTTACGGAAAAAGGTTTGCTTGCCCCATAAGTTGCCACACTTATAGCTGTAATGATGACTTGACCTCCAGCAAATGCGGTAATGTTGTATGTGGTACTGGATAAACTTCCACCACTGTCATCTCTTTGCGCAATATACAGAGTCATACTTACTTCTGTACCAAAAGACCCGTTACCAACAGACCACAAGGTTACAGTTCCACCGCTTGCCAAGCCACCTCTACTTGCTAAATAAGACCTAATGTTGCCACGCTGTTCGGAATCACCAAGAACTGAGAATTTTGCGGAGTTGTAAGGGGATGTCGTGTTTACCAGCAATTGACCAGCATTGGTAATGCGTGCCTTTTCTATATTGTTTCCACCGTTTGTGCCGTCAGAGGTGTAGAAGGCAAGATACGATGCTGATTGCTGCCCACCTATAGCGCCATCTGCGGCGGCAAGAATACTTGCACCAAGTTGTGCCGCACCACTGGTCGGCTGTGAGCAGGAAAAGTTGATTCGACCCCAAATAGTATCTGCCACCCAACCAGTGTTGTCTCTTTGTAAGTTGACAAAACCCAATATGCCGCCATTGGAACCAGTCGTACCAATAGCGTTTATGTCGTTGTGCTGGATGCGAAGTTCTGGCTGGTTTGGCGCTGATCCACCAACGCCATTTTTAAGCATGTGGAACAAGGTGGCCGGGGCAGTAGTGCCCAACCCCAAGTTACCGCTGGGGTCAATGACCATTCGTGATGCAAAAGTGCCGTCATAAGTCCAAAACGACATGGTTGAAAGTGCAGAAGCTGTTTCTGTTAATCTAATGCGCCCCGTTGGATTTAATGCCCCACCGCCGGGATTGCCAGCCATGTTTATATCAACTGCATTGCCAGCAGCCGTAGAGGCTGAATTTATCAAAGATAGCGTAGGCCCAACAGTGCCACTTGCGGCTTTTCTAATGTCAAGTATTGCCCCCGGATTTGTTGCACCAACACCCAAGTTACCGCTTGCATCAAGGGTCATTGCGTCATTCCACACTATGCCTGTGTTCGCAGTGGGTGTGTTTGTAGATATTCGCCAAGTATGCGTTCCAAGGTATTGGGCATACTGCGTTGCGGCAGTGCTTGCGTTTATAAATGTTGCCGCAGAGGTTGTTGGGGCTTCATAAACATTGGTGTTCAGAGAAGTAAAATTAATGGTTGTTCGACCAGTAAGAACAGTTCCTTGCCCAACAAATAAATTTCTGCTTGGCGTGTAAACAGATGCAACAGGCGTAACACCCAATCCCAAGTTACCGCTGGAGTCGAGGGTCATTGCTTGAGCCGAATTCATCACAAAATAAAGCGGCGTAGACCCTATTGAGCCTACATAATTTATGGCATTTCCTGCGGACATAATCATCTTTGCATTTGATGATTGCAGTTTTACTCCAGCACCATTAGTGGTGTTTTGATACGTATGGAACACACGCATTGATGCGTTCCAATCACTTGCATCTGGCGTAACACCCAATCCCAAGTTACCGCTGGAGTCAATGATTAAACGAGTCGCGGCGGCAGTTGCGTCATACACATACCAATTACCGCTTTGTCCTGAAGTACTACCACCAACGGCAACTTGATACTCTCTGCCAGAAGCGCCCGTGTTAATAAGTCGAATGCCGCTGTACCCGTCTGTGGCTGAAGTGGTGGCAACATACCCAATAACCGCCGCAGATGCTGACCCAGAAGATGTAAGCTGTTGCCCGTTGTAAGTGAAGTTGGCAGAGTCAGCCAGCAACCCAGCCGTAGAGGCATAAGTGACCCGACCTGACGTTAGCCCGCCAACCGTGGCGTTACCTGCCAAGAAAATGCTGCGAGGGCGCGTGGCCCCCGATGCGCCAATGTCGTAGAGGTTGTCGGTAAAGATTAGGTTGCTGGTAATCGTGCTGTTGATGGTCAGCGTATTGGCAGAGGTAGCGCCCAGTATGGTGTTACCAGACGAATACAGCTTGCTGATCGACACAGAGCCTGTGCCGTTGGGAGTCAGCGTGATGTTGCCGTTGATACCTTGAGCAATTTGAAGCGTGCCAGAGTTTGTGCCGTCGTTAGTGGACAGGTTCAAACTGCCCGTACCGTTGGTGGTCAGGGTGGTGTCAGTGTTTGAGTCACCCATCTGCACGCGATCAGCAGACAAGATTACATCGCCTGTACCATTGGGGGTCAGAGTAATGTTGCCATTTGCGCCGTTGGCAATTACCACGGTGCCAGAGGTTGTACCAGAGTTGGTAGACAGTGTGAGGTCAGCAGCGCCACCGGTGGTCACCGTGAGAGCGCCTGCGCCATTAGATGTCAAGGTGGCTGCGGCAGCAGAGTCACCAACACGCACTGTGTCGGCATCCAGTTGAACGTCGCCTGTACCGTTGGGGGCAATCACTACGTTGCCGTTGGTGTCGGTCGAAGAGATTGTGTTGCCATCAAGGCGCAGGTTGTCTACGTTGATGATGGTGGCCGCAGTTGTTGAGCCAATCGACACACCGTCAATCGTGCCACCAGCGATGGCCACCAGAGCCATCGTTGCAGTACCGTCAATCCACAAACTTCTCCATGAGTTTGCAGCAGAACCTAAATCGCGGGCGTTGTCAGTCGAGGGCACCAGATCAGAAGCAAACCGTGCCGTAGCAGTGATGGTGTCTGATGTGGCGTTACCCAGCGTGGTGTTGCCGTTGATCGTGGCGTTACCGCCTACGGTTAGATTGCCAGTGATGTTGCCATTGACAATGGTCGTCACACAGGAGTTGACGTTTGTGGCATCGCAGAACAAGAACGCAGTGTCTCCAGCAGCAACTGCCACACCTGTACCTGCGGAGGTCTTCAAGGTAATGACAAAGGCCGTGGTGTTCTGCACCACGTAGAGCTTGGCTGCGGAAGGGCAAATGATTTCACCCACGCCTGTGAGGGCTGTACCACCAGCACCAGTAGCTGCAACCAGCATGGCACAACGTGACTCAGAGGTTGTACCGTTGGCTGTAGTTAGCGTGTGGGCGTTGGCAGTCCAAGTATTGATCGTTGAGAGGCCAGCAATGGCTTGCTCAATCATCGAAGTGATGTTGTCATTGACAGTATCACCCCATGTACCAGAGAGTTCCCCAGTGACGGGAAGCGCCAATTTCAGCGTTGGTGTGTATTGTGTGGTCATCTGTTTACCCTCTTATGTGACAACTTGTTGCCAGCCCGCAGTTTGCGTATCACTCACAGCAGTCCAACCGGACACCTGAGCATCGTTGATATTTTGCCAGTTTGCTGACTGTCCGTCATCTATCTGGCCCCAAACATTTACTTGTCCTATCTCTCCCGTGGCAGAAACCCCAGTTACCATGGCCGTTGCGCCTGCCGCAACCGTTACCGTTCCAACCTCCATCGTGCCAGAAACGCCCGTAACGGAGACAACAATCGACAAGGCGAAGGATACCTGACCTATTGCGCCAGTGGCTTCTACGCCCGTTGGGAAAATATCGGCTGTACCGGTGGCGACTACCGTGCCAAGTTCACCGGTGGCGGACACGCCTGTGGCGTAAACAATGGCCTCACCAACAATGGTGACGGTACCCACCTCGCCGGTAGCAGACACGCCCGTGGGAAATACGTTGGCTGTGCCAGTAACAGTTACAGTGCCAAGCTGCGTTGTGCCATCTACCCCTGTGACCTGCACAATGGCGTCTGCCTGCACCACCACAGTACCCACTTGGCCCGTGGCTTCCAACCCGGAAGGGTACACATTGGCGTCTGCCGTTACATCTACCGCCCCAACAAACCCAGTTGCTTCTACGCCCGTGACCTGTACAACGGCCTCGGCCACTACTGTGACCGTGCCAATTGCGCCCGTGGCGCTGACCCCATCTACAAATACTTCAGTTAGGTTTTCTCCCCACGAGCCTCTACTCCATGGGCCAGAACCCCAGCCTACGTATTCGATAGACGAAGCCACCTATTCACCGTCAGACAATGCGCAAGATCGCATTGGTTGCGTCTGCGGCAGGGAACTGAATGGTGAAGTTGCCAGCAGTTGAAGTCTTATCGCCACCAAAATCCAGTACAGCAACCGCAGGGTTGGTTGTGCCATTGGCCAAGTAGATCAACGCGCCACGCGCAGTGATCGTAGCCGTAGTCCATGTGGTGTCTGCGAAGTCCAAGAACGCTGTAGTTCCCGTTGACGTGGGTACTTGACTGACCGTTAAGATGTTGCCACCCGCAGAGTAGCCGGTGCCAGAGACTTCGTTAGATGTGCTGTATGCGGTTGTAGCTGCGCTCAGCGTAGCCGCCGACGTGAACAACGCGATTTTAAAAACTTGGGTTGTGCCTGTATCAAAATTAAAATCAGCACCGAGGATGCCGACTTTAAACGAGGTGCACATTGCTTGTGTGATTGCCATTTCTTACTCCTTAACTTACTGGATTGCGGACTTGAACAGTACGATACGTGTCTGTACGTAACTTACCATCACCCAAATTCTTCAAGAGGCCAATTGCCTGAACATACAGTTGTTGATACTGACCCACCAAGTCTTGCTCACCCTTCATGAAGCGAATAGCCTCAACCAGTGCGCCGTTCAGAAGAGCAGAATCAAACTCAGTGCCTAACCACGTAGTGCCCGCTGTGACAATGGACTCTGGGTAGTAGCCGTAGTGCAACTCGGCACTGTACGCCTGATCAGGTGTGGGGCCAACAATAAACGCAGAAGCATCAAAGATGGCGTAATACTTGGGGATTGTGCGCGTGGCGGTTACATCCCGTGGGTAGGCTTCACGAATGAAGTTCACATCCTTGTCAACCAAGTAGTGGTACTCACCACTGGATTCAATCACGGCCAACGAGTACACATAAAGGAAGTCAGACGGAATCTGGAGATACTTGTTACCAGTCGTCATTGCTCCTGTTACGTTCTTGCGAATAGCAGGAATCTGCACCGTGTTGTAAATCTTCTGCTCAGCCTGTTCGGTGAACATAGCCAACTCCTGCGCAGAAAACTCGTTCTCGCAGATATTCTCAATGTTGGTGCACAACTCGGTGTAGTTCATAAGCTACCTCTTAGGCCATGGGGCCACGGGCCATCTTGCCTTTGGTCTGGGCTTTGCCACCACGTACAACAATACCGCTGGTTTTGGGGCCAGCATCATCGCGCTTGTAGATGTTTCCAGCAGACATATTTACAGTGTCAGCTTTACTGTGGTCTGGGCCGCTGCCGGGGTTGCTTGACATCTTGACAGGCTTACCCTTCATGGTGTGTGGCTCGGCGTAGACGCTGGCAGCGCCAACTTCTTTACCCATCATTTTTTGACTGTACTTGGCCATAATTAACCTCGCTTTTGTGCTGCAATTTTTGCCAAACCACGGCCCATCGACTTCATATCGATGTTAGATTTGCCGCCGCCTTTACCTTTACCACCAGTTTGGATACCAACCGCAGGGCCACTGTTCCCAAGGTTTTTACCTTCGGTCTTGCCCTTCTTAGCGATGCCATCCGCAGATTTTGTAAATGCCATTTTGAACTCCTTATGTGATCACAACCGTTACTGTACCAATTTGTCCAACTCCCACCAAGTTATTTGGCGTGAGTTCGGAATCAAAACCTCGGGACATCCCGACAGGGTTCCACCCCCATTGGATATTCCGACTACCTTCACCAATCGACCCAGTTGAGGTTGTACCCGACTGGTAGTACGTATTATCCTTACGTGGGTTCCGCAACGCTTGCGGATCATCTACCGGGTACATACCCAACTGCAATTGCGGCTGGTCAGGTTCCCAGCAAGAATTGCAAACCAACATGTTGACCTGCTTCGTCTTGACAATCAGCGTGCGCAACTCGCGCAAACGAAACTGAAAGCCACAACGGTCGCAGATTGCAATTGCAATCTTGCCGGAGGCAAAACGATTACCCATTAGCCACCCCCAATATAGGAGCGGCGCGGTACAAACCGAATCGCAGCCTTTTCTCTATCCTCTCCTGCTGCCAAGTCAAACTGTTCATCGTACGCAGCTTTTAACATTGGGATGCGTGGCGCAAGTTCAGGCACCTTCATGGCAATGTGATAGGCCAAGCCAGCCGCTACGCAAGGCAAAAAGCGGAAATTCATGTCTGCGGTCTCAACACCCGCCCCAGCATCCTGAATACGGCGCATACGCCAGTAGGCAAGCTGGTAGTAGGGTTCGGCTGCGGTGCCCTGATCTGGGGTTGGCCAGACGGTTACAGCAGGCACTTGGGGCCAATAAACTGGGGCTCCAGCGGTATGCGCGGCAGGGAAGGTGTCTTGTTGGCCACGGCCACAGTTAGAGAGCGTTCCTTGCGTGCTGCCCACAACAGTCGTGATGTAGCCGTAGCTGATGACTTCACTGTCCAGACGGATGAAACCCGCCGCTGGCAACGCCGTCACGTCACTTAGGGTAATCGTAGTGGCAGTTGCGGTAATGGTAGAGGACAACAGGCCAGCAGTTAGGCTTTCTTGGCCCGACATACGCTGAATCCAAATTTGGATTGGGCGTGCCTGCTGTAACTTGTTTGGGATCGTTGCGTACGTAGAGACACTGATTCGCGTGATTGAGAGGTCAGCCTGCGTAGACACATTGCCCGCGCCCGTACGGATGACATGTTCCAACAGGTCAATTGTGTCGTTTGGCAGCGCGTAAGTGTTAACACCTTGCACAAGGTTAATAGTCCCCTGATCAATCGTCCACATGTTGATGCCACGGTTCTGCCACTCGATGGTCATCAGGTTCATTGAACGACGTGCAGTGCGTAGGTCATAGCCCGTACGCATCTCGCGGCCAGCACGCTCCCACGACTCCTCTGCAATCTCAGTGAATTCGAGGTTGAAGATGGATGTGCCTGAAGTGCTCATTACCTGTGCCTCGCTGTTTTCTTTGCAATTGTTTTAGGTTGCGCTACGAATTGTTTACCGGCGGCTTTTCCTGCTCGCTTGGCTTTGGTCGTCGCAGCGTACTCAGCAGGGCTGAGACTTTTAATCGCAGCTTCTGGAAGGTATCTTTCACCAGTGTCAGAAGATTTTTTACCACTCTTGGTTCTCCATTTTTGGTCACCCCAATTTTTAAGGGATTGCTGCGGGGCTTTCATGTCAATCCCTGTACCCGCCACCGGCGGCTTTGTACTTCTTAGCCACAAGCTGCGCTTTGCGGGCTGACCACTGACCTGCCCCCGTGCCTTGAGTTGCTGCGGCTTTTACCTGAGACACGATTCGCTTGCGCAAACTGGGTTTGGTGTAATTACCTGCGGCATTGACCTTACCACCTTCAGCGTACTCAAGGAAGTCCGTATCATCGCGGCGCTGGCGCACCTGCCCATCCTCGGTGAAGTCCGTGTTGTCACGGCGTTTCTTCACCTTGGCTTTGGGCATTTTATCTGGGTTGATGATCCCCATACCGCGACTTGCTCTCATGATTAGCAGGCGTAGCCGCCGCCCTTCATGGCAATCATGGTGCCTTTGGTCTTGCCTTTTTTGGCAATGCCGTCAGCGCGACGGGATGCAGAGCCTACAGAGCCACCCTTTTTAAAGGCAGGGGCGGGCATCACAGACTCATCAGGCGGTGCGCTGCGGGGCTTAGGAGCCACTGGCATCATTGGCTTTTTGGGCATGGGTTTTTTCATGGCCATAGGGGGTTTTGGCATGGGCTTTTTCATGGGCGCAGATGCTCCGTCAATGTCTTGTGGTACCGGCATGCCCTCACGAAACATACCGCCGTCGGCAAATTTACGTTTTTTCATTAGCACTTCCCGCCTTTCTTCATTGCAATTTGAGTGCCTTTGGTTTTGCCTTTTGTGGCAATACCATCAGCGGCTTTGCGGTACACAGCGCCGCCCTTTGCCAGCTTAGTCATGGGTTGACCCTTGTGCAAACGGCCTTCGTGTTTGTTCACGGCCTTCTGCATCATGCCTTTATCTTGCTTCATGTCTGCTTTAGCCATGCCACCTTTGTTCAGAAAGGCGGGCACTTTTTTGCCGTCTTTCATTTTCATAGGCATGCCACCGTCTGCGTATCCGCCCATATTCATCTTTTTCATGTCACCACCTTTTGAAAATTTACGGCCTTTGTCAGCCGTTGAAAAATCTTTACCCACGGACTGTGGGACTCCTGCTTTCTTAGCAAACGATGGCGAGTTAGCTATCGCAGCCATGAAATTGTGTTGTTTTTTACTCGTGCTGGGCATAGTTGCCTTTTAGATTGTCAATCTTGCGTTCAAGGCGATCAAACCTGTCCAACAACTGTTGCATATCGGCACGGAATTCGGCACGGGTAATATGGTCACGCGCAACTTCTTCGCGGGTACGGTTGAGCAAAATACTCAGTCGATCCAACTCGTCGAACTTGCCTTTTAACAAGAAACCCATGATTGCAACAATTGCACTCAGGGCTGCGTTCCAGAGCATCATTTCCATATCAGCATTTCCATCTTGCGAGGGAAGCCGCCTTACGAGTAGGCTTACCCTTCTCGTCTTTCATCGGCCCCGGCATACCACTCATGCGTGCGCAGAACGAATCCTTGCGCTTGCCACCCTGCGGTTGCGGGGCTTTGAGGTTGCTGCCGGTCGCAGCGTTGTATTTAGCACGGCCTTTGGCAGTCAGACCCGCTCCCTTGGAGACTGGCAATTTTTCACCACGACCGACAGCGAGGGATGGGGTTTTCTTAGCCATAGAAAATCTGCGAGGAGTCAATGTTGGTCATCAGCGCGTAGATGCCATTAACGGCAAGCACGCCCTCGCCCGGAATAAACGGCGCATTACTGAAAGTATCAGTGCTGTCAATTTCGTATGTCATCAACCAACGACCGCCACCACTCACGTACGCAGCCGCAGTAGACGTGATCGTGCCACTGTTGATGTCAGTCAGAGTGAAGGTGTCTGCGCCAGTTCTGGTGATGGTGTAGTTGCCATCTGTTGCTGATTGGCTTGTGTTGCTGTCAAAGTGAATGCCAACAACATCGCCTGTAACCAGACCGTGCGCCACTTTTGTCACCGTCACTGTTGTGCTGGAACGAGCGTATGTCACGCTGGCCGTTACTGGAGCGGTGGTTGTGTCAAACAACACCAAAGTGGCATCCGAGCCGCTGCCAAAGAACGAAATGCCCTTAACACGATTTCTGCCAAGAACAAAAAAACCACTTTGGTTTAGGTGTCCCTGTTTTACGTCATATTGCATACCCATAATCAATCTCCTTTAGAACAGGGGCCGAAGCCCCGAGGTTGATTAGGAAGTGGCAAACGGTGTAGCGACAGTGCCTGAGCCCAACACATTGCCGGTAACCATGTATTTCAGCGCATCAACAGCAACGATCTGAACCCATGTGCCTGCTACGCCGCCAGTGGTGGTGCCGTTAAAGTTGATGAAGTCGTCGCTTGCACCAGCGGTAAAGCCTACCACTGCGCCAGAGGTGTCGGTATCCACGGAAATTACCGAGCCAATAAACTTGTCAGTACCGTCTGTACCAATCTTCAACGAACTGGTGGAGATGGTAGTGGGAACCCAGATGGTGTAAACAACACCTTCGTTGTTCAGCGTATTGGGGTCTTGGCCGGGGCCAGACGTAACGGGGTTTGTTGCGGCGCTGATGGTTGCCAAAGTCAGCGTAACTGCGGAAGCCAAAGAGCCACCAACAGTAATGATGCGACCGCCATGATCTTCAGGAGTCAACGTGGTTGAAGCTGCGATTGCAACAACAGCGGCTGGGCCTTGTTGATAAATGCCGCCCAATGAACGGAGTGGGCCTTGAAACGTAGTGCGTGCCATGATTGTTTCCTTACATGCAAGTTGGGCGTATCAGTCTGCATGTCGTCAGCCGGGACTGTCTGATACACCGGAGTTCCCGGAGTGGTTTAA